GCTTATGGAGCACAGGATGTTTATTTAACTGGTAATCCTCAAATTACCTTTTTCAAGGTTGTATATCGTCGTCATACTAACTTCGCTATTGAGGCTATCCAACAAACCTTTAACGGAACTGCTGGATACGGGCAAACAGTGAATTGCCAAATATCACGCAATGGTGATTTAATTAATCGCGTATATCTTCAAGTGTCGCTACCTAAAATTACTACTCCTGGTTCTACATTAATTGCAGGAACGCGATATGTCAATTACGTGGGTCTTCGCCTTATTAAGTCAGTTCTTATTGAAATCGGCGGACAACAAATAGATAAGCATTATTCCGATTGGCTATATATCTGGAATGAACTTTCCCTTCCTCGTGGCAAACGCTATGGTTATGATACTATGGTTGGTGCGGATAAGGATATCACTTCATTCAATGATACTACCTTATATATACCTCTCGAATTCTGGTTCTGTCGCAATGTTGGTCTCGCTCTTCCGTTAATTGCCCTCCAATATCACGAAGTTAAAATCAAGATTGACTTTGATACAAAACTGAATTGCGCATTTGACTTAGTTGATACCAATGCTACTGCTGATGCCGTTGCAACAACTGGTAATGTCCCTGATATTACCGATATGTCGCTGTGGGTTGATTACATCTTCCTTGATACTGATGAACGCCGCCGATTTGCTCAGTTATCTCACGAATATTTAATAGAACAACTCCAATTCACTGGTTCTGAAACTCTTAATAATAATACTACTAATCGTATTAAGCTCAACTTCAATCATCCTTGCAAGGAACTTGTATGGGTAGCAAAACCTAAGTTTGATAAGAAGGCATCTTGGTATAATTACACTGATAAGGATCATGTAGATTTAACAAAAGAAGGTGTTGCAGCAGGATTACCGAGTTCTTCTTCTAATTATATTACTAACTTCACTGCATCAAATTATATGTTTGGTTATGATTTCTTAAATGCAAACGGAACCCCATTAACTAATGCATCAACTCCTTTCGCGGATGCTATATTACAATTAAATGGCAATGATCGTTTCAGCGTCCGCGATGGTGCTTATTTCTCATATGTCCAACCTTATCAACATCACACTAATATACCTTCAAATCCTGGTATTAGCGTTTATTCATTCGCTCTTAAACCCGAAGATCATCAACCGAGTGGAACTTTAAATATGTCTCGTATTGACACTGCTACGCTTATGGTTACTACTAAGAATGTTGTAAAATACACTACGGGTTCTACTACTTTTGATGGTATTAATATTTATGCAGTAAATTACAACGTTCTCCGTATTCTCTCGGGTATGGGCGGTTTAGCCTATTCCAATTAAATAATAGATACCTTTTTCATAATATTTTATTTTACTTGAAAATTATAATATAATAATTTGAATTACATCGACCGAAAAGAAAAATGAGACAAAAATAAAATATCTATTACTAAAATGATATAAGAATTTAGCGATATTATAAGATGAATAAGGAGGTCAATCTACCAGACCGAAGATCTATATCCTAATTTTATAATGGTGTGTTTGGATTTTTAAGTTTTTCTTATTAGTTCTATTATAAAATTACTGGTTTTATTACATTAGTCTTGATATAACTACCTATTAAGATGAAAAGCGTTTGTTAGTAGGATCTAAAATCTACGAATCTAACAAAAGCGTAATAAAACTAACAAATACTGCCAACCGCTGTAAAAAGCCGTCAAATGGTAGTTTGTCTCTTTAATGAGATCATTTACAGGTTGAAAGCCAAACCGACTTAAAGGAAAAATGTTTTTGTCTCATTTTTCTTTTCGGTTGGTGTAATTTGAATTGTTAAATATAATAGGTGTTATTATAAATGGCTTTTTTTTTTCTCCTCTAATAGTATAAAGAATATAGCGTAAATGGGTGGTGGTCTTCTTCAATTAGTAGCTTATGGAGCACAGGATGTTTATTTAACTGGTAATCCTCAAATTACCTTTTTCAAGGTTGTATATCGTCGCCATACTAACTTCGCGATTGAGGCTATTGGTCAAACCTTCAACGGAACACCTGGATATGGCAACCGCGTGACCTGCCAAATATCTCGTAATGGTGATTTAGTTCATCGTATGTATTTATCTCTTAAAGTAAATAGTGCTACTTCTTTATGCGCATTCTATGGTTTACGTGTAATCAATTTCATTGAGATTGAAATTGGAGGACAAAAGATAGACAAGCATTATTCACATTGGCTATATGTATGGAACGAACTTTCATTACCTAAATCAAAGCGCACTGGCTATAATAAGATGGTTGGTATGTCTGGTGGAGACCTATCCACTGGTAATACCTTGTATGTTCCTCTCGAGTTCTGGTTCTGCCGCAATGTTGGTCTCGCGCTTCCGTTAATTGCCCTTCAATATCACGAAGTCAAGATTAATATCCAATTTGAAACTGCCGAATTATGCAAAGGCACTGGAACTGCTCCTAACGAGTTCCCCGTAGCAACTCTATGGGTTGATTATGTATTCCTCGATACCGATGAACGCCGCCGATTTGCTCAACTATCCCACGAGTATTTAATTGAGCAACTCCAATTCACTGGTGCTGAATCAATATCATCCACTAAATTAAACTCTAAGCTTTCATTCAATCACCCCTGCAAGGAACTTGTATGGTTTGCTAATAAAAAAGATGGCACTGCTCTTACTGCTAATAATAATTGGTTCAATTATACTACTGGTAATACTGCAGTAACTTTACCATATGCTTATAATAGTTTAACGAATACTGCAGTTATTGCAAGCGGTTCTACTTATACTTCCACAAATCCCATTGCTAATGCCAAGCTTATACTCAACGGCAATGATCGTTTCTCCGAGCGTAATGGTTCATACTTCAATCTTGTACAACCTTTCCAGCATCACGAGAATATACCAACCAATGCTGGTATCAACGTTTATTCATTCGCTCTTAAACCCGAAGAACATCAACCCAGTGGAACTCTTAATATGTCCCGTATAGATACTGCTACTCTTTCTCTTACGTTTGATAGTGGTATGACTACTAATTCTTCTTTAAGTGTTTATGCTGTAAATTACAATGTTCTCCGTATTCTGTCTGGTATGGGTGGATTAGCATATTCTAATTAAAGTAGTCTAAGTAATTTAATAAGATTATGAATTACTTTGCAATTTACTATATTATAATAATGAGTGTTGAAAGTATTTAATTTGATGTTATTATAAATGGCTTTTTTTTTTCTCCTCTAATAGTATAAAGAATATAGCGTAAATGGGTGGTGGTCTTCTTCAATTAGTAGCTTATGGAGCACAGGATGTTTATTTAACTGGTAATCCTCAAATTACCTTTTTCAAGGTTGTATATCGTCGTCATACTAACTTCGCTATTGAAGCTATTCAACAAACACCTACGGGCAGTAATTCATTAGGTTCTCGTGTTAGTTTCCAAATAACTCGTAATGGCGATTTAATTCATCGTGTATATTTTTACGGAAAGATTGCTGCTACTGGTAATGTAGCACTTGTTCCTAACTTTGGGCACAAACTTTTAAAAACTATCGAACTCGAAATAGGTGGTCAACGTATTGATAAGCATTACTCTGAATGGCTATATATCTGGAATGAACTTTCTCTTCCTGTTGGAAAGCGCGATGGGTATAATGTTATGGTCGGTGCCAATGGGCGAAACATTTCCACTAAACTTACCAGCGGACAAAAATATGAATTATATGTTCCCCTCGAGTTCTGGTTCTGCCGCAATGTTGGTCTTGCACTCCCTTTAATCGCTCTTCAATACCACGAAGTCAAAATCAATATTGAATATGAAAGCGATGTTTTAATGGTTGATAAGACTGCAACTAACTTTACTTTTGAAGAAGAAACTAGGGAAGTAGATAATACTCGTGCATATGATGCAAATGATAAATTAACTGGTTCCGTAAAACTCGAGGAAGCAACTTTATGGGTTGATTACATCTTCCTCGACACCGATGAACGCCGCCGATTTGCTCAGCTATCTCACGAGTATTTAATTGAACAACTCCAATTCACTGGTGCCGACTCTATCACAGGCGGAACTACTGATTCAATGAAAAGCATCCGAATGAACTTTAATCATCCTTGCAAAGAATTAGTATGGACTATCAAGAAAACTGATGCTGGTGTTTATTGGAACAATTACTCAACCGCAGGTGGTAGCAGCGTAGCGAACAACGACCATCTCGACTCGGCTAACCCCGTGACGAATGCCAAGATTATGCTTAACGGCAATGATCGCTTCGCTACTCGCAAAGGTGATTATTTCACCCTTGTGCAACCTTACCAGCATCACGAGAATACTCCTGACAAGTATCATCAAGGAATTAACGTATATTCCTTCGCTCTCAAGCCTGAGGAGCATCAACCCAGTGGAACCCTTAATATGTCCCGTATAGATACTGCCGTTCTTTCATTATCATCAAGCATCAGCGGTGTTATTAGCATATACGCGGTAAATTATAATGTTCTTCGTATCCTCTCTGGTATGGGCGGACTTGCCTATTCTAATTAAATTAGCCATTTCCATAGTTTGGCTTTTAGCCTGATTATATTCTTTATATAGTAAAAAATACTAAAAATAATTATTTTTTAATTGTAAATCTTATTTACACTTTCACTTGGCTAAGTTATAATTTATTATGCGGTCTATAATATAATCGATGTCCTTAGTTTTCTTTTCATCAATATCTTTATCTTCCTTAAGTTTATTATCTTCTCCATAATATCCCTCTAAAAAGGCTTTCATAAATGCTTCATTATTTGTATTTACACCATACATATTAAATAGTTGATTAATGGAATCAGTTAAAGCCCTCCTTATTTTACCAATATCCTTCGTCTCCAAATTATGTTTTAATTTATTTAATTTTTTCAAAAAATCAGAATATGATTTAATCATAAATGCCTCGTCGATATTACTAATCTCATTGTGCTCAAATAATTTGTCATATCTTGATATATTTTTTGTGCATATTTTAAGATAACTGCTATACAAGGCTACTAATTTATCTAAACTCTTCAAGTAGTCTTTTTTCTCTTTCTCAAGTGTGTCTGATTGTTCTATGACACTTTTACGCAAATCTTCCAACAATTTATAGGCTTCTTCTAAAAGTTGTTTGATTTCTTCTAATTTATTAAATAAGGCTTCTTTTGCTTTATCTGCTTCGGTTTGTGCTGCATCATATTCTTCATTGTTTTGTATATCTGCAGTGTTTAGTTCTTTTGCTTTTTCTACTGCTTCTGTTGCTTTTGCTTTTGCATCTGTTGCTTTTGCTTTTAACTCAGTTAATTTAGTAATATTATCATTTGTAGTACCTACTAAGTTATTTAATTTATCTATCGAAGACTTAACAATATCAAATAAAACCTTCGCTTTTGCTAGTTCTGCTGCTTTTGCGGCATCGGTTACTGGTTTGGCTACTGCTGCATCATCTACTAAATTTAATTTAGGAACTACATCATTAGTTTCTATTTTTTTAAGGGTTTTTCCATCAACCTTTATATCTTTTAATTCTTGTAATAATTCATTAGCAGGGTTTTTAATGGTATCTATAAACTCCTCACTTATTAATTTTTCAACCTTCTTTATTGCATCTTCTTTTAATTTATCAAAATCACCTATAACATTTAAGGATACTGACAAAATATCCTCAAATTTTGTTATTTCCTTTTCTATTTTATCAATCTTCTCTTTAGTAGTTTCTACCTTTGATAAATATTCTTTCACTTTCTTCTTTAAAAACTTTTTTGCTTTTTCTTGTAATATTCTTGAAGATAAAGTTGATGGGTTTGAAGGTTCTGTCTCGTCATCTACTGGTGGTGGTTCGCTAATATCACCCCTTTTAACCATATCTATCACTGCTATTACATCTACTAATGACTGCGCTATCTTACTTCGTGCATCAATGAAGGCTCCCTTTTTTTTATTACCATCACCTTTTCCACCAGTTTCATCTTTAATTTTCTTTATTTTATCTTCAGCAACTTTTTTTGCTTTTTCTAAATCTGTTTTAATTAGTTTTAAACTTGAATAATTTATTAAATCCTCTAAAAAACTCTCACCAATCTTTTTTTTTTCTAGCATTTCTCCCAATTTATCATATAATTCTTTAACTTCATCAGGATTATCTAGTAAATCCTCATCCTTTAATTTATTCAAAACTCCGCGTATATCAGGTTTTTTATCTTTAAAACTATCTACATCCTCGTAATTTTCTCCTTTAATATATTGCAATGATACATAACGTAAGTTATCATTCATTTACTTTAATATAGTAGTCTTCTAAAATAATTAGAGATATATATATATTAAAATTTAGTCGCTATTATACTTGTGAATAACCAAATAAACATTGTAAATAGCGATAATGATTTTGATAATTGCTTACGCTCCTCATTATCGAGTATCTTTTCAGTTTCAGTTTGCTCATCATCTACGTAGTCTGCCTTCCTTTTAATATTTAATATGATAGGTATTATTATTAATATGATTATCAATGAAGTATGAACAAGCAACCGCGATATCCCATTTGTTCCCATATAAAAATAGTAAAATAATGTGCGAATACTATTTATAATCCCATTGAAGTTCATATATTTTACATCATAACTATTATCTATATTAATGAATAGCACGATAAACCAAAATATTATAATGTATATAATGGCGTAATATATAAATCCCTCGTAAAATGTTTTTATAATATTAATATCAATACACCATTGAACAATTATTATAGTTATATATCTAATAAAAAAAGTAGCAATAATAAATACCAATCTATCATCGAACGTAATTGCTAGTTCATCTAATGGGTTATTAGGGTCATTTTCAAAATTATTTAGTTGCTGAATAATATATTTAGTATCCTTTTCCTCTTTATCTGAATAATTATAGGCATCGATGTCTTGCGATAATCTTGCTATCTTGTTATTTTCATCGATGTTTTCAGGTTGTGTCTTCAAATTACCTTTTAATTCTTTTATCTTCTTCCAAGTGTTGATACCCTTGTATTTATTATTGTCTAAATATTTCATTTTTAATTCCTCGTCGCTATTGCCAGCACCGCCATTCATACCACCGCTTATTAATGCGGTTGTTAAGTATTGTAATGAAGAAATAGTAGATGCCAAATCGGCTTCTTGTTTTTTCGATATTTCCGTTCCTTCCGATGAAGAGTTTTCTATTTTTACTTGTAATGTTTTTGCTAAATCTGTTAATGTGTTTAAAGTTTCTAAATTTGCTGCTGCTGATGCTGAAGGTTCTGCTGATGCTGCTACTGGTGCTGCTGATTGTGTTCCTACTTGTGCAGTTAATACATTGGCAATATTTACTAATTCATCAACTACAGAGCCTAAAGGTAATTCTTCTGTGTTTGAAGTATCATTTGCTGATGTTTGCTGTGTTGTTGTTCCTAAACTAACGCTTAATTGGTCGTGGGGGTTAACTTGTATGGGTAATTGCGGTGCATCTCCTTCCTCTTCTTGTTTTTTTGTTCCAGCATCTTCTGCTATATTAGAAGTTTTAGGGTCTAATTTTTGTTTATTTTTAGAAAATAATGAAGACATTTTTGTCTTAATATCAGTATACATAGTGCTGCCTAAACTAGGATTTGTCTTTCCTTGTATTCTATTTATTTCTTCTGTAAGTTTATCTATTTTTTTAGATAACTTTTCAACCTTATCATCTTTTAGTTCAACATAATAATCATCTTCTGTATCCGCATTATCTTTTGCCTCTTTTTCCTTAGGAGGTTCTGGTTCTTTAACCTCCTTATCAGGCATTTTTCCCTTTAATACATTTATAAATTTATCTTGCCAAGTATTTACTCCACCTGATTGTCTATTTCTTCGTTTTCTTCTTCGTCTTATACTTCCACCACCAGTAGCACCAGTAGCACCATCTTTATCACCATCCTCATCAAGTTCCTTAAGTTTTCTAGCATAATCGTATATATATTTAATTATTCCTTTCTCTTTTTCATGCATACTCTTGATATTATAATATTTATTCAATAAATCATATAGGGTCTTAGGGTCTTTATTATATATATAGAGCAGGTTTGTATAATATTCATATCTTTCAGGGTCGAAGTTCTGTAAATCAATATCACTTATTAAATCAGTATTAAATTTGATGTCTTCTTCATAATTGTTAATCCTATTAAAGATCATATTATAATTATAAATTGATTTCTCATTTTCTTCTTCTTCTTTATTCATTATATTATGCTTCCTTAATCGTATTATAGATAATAAATTGTATTAAACTAATTGTAATGTAATTATCTAATTATCTAATTAATCCAGATTACCTACATTAATCCAGATTACCTACATTAATCCACATTAAGTATATATATCATCTTCCAAATAACCGCTACCAGTATTAATAGTATAGTAACAAATAATAGAATATATGAATATGTATCTCTATAATAATAAAACAATATATTGAACAGCGTCCCGATAATAAGCACCCATAACACGATTATGAGGCTAGCCATATTGTTAATACAATAAGCATTAAATATTGCTTTCGGGTTATTCAGTTGGTCTTTCAAGCAATATTCTAAATATCCCTTTAAATCCTTGTCAGTTATATAACTTCTATTGCTGGGGTCAGGTAGTTTTTTATAATCCAATAATACTCTTTGGTAATCATCCTCCGTAAATACGTCGCCTTTTGATAATCTGTCCAAGTTCATTTCGTAATTCTTATAATTGAATGGTATATATGAAGCAGGCACTAATTCTATTGGGATAATTCCAAATATATCAAAATATTTACCATTCAGATATTTAGTATTTGTAATATTAGCATCTTTCCCAGCATCTTGATATCTCCCATTTATTTTCTCAGAAGGCACTACATTGTAAGATTGAAAGAATTTGCTATAAAATACTTTCATTCTATCAGCAACCTCTTCGCTATTTTTAATATTTTTATAGTCAAGAATATACGTGTCCGAATGTAAAAACTCCCGCGTTTTGTCTGCAAGAGCATAGCAACAATTATTCCCTGCATTTGTATTCAGCGTATAGTCAGAATTATCTGCTTCGCAATCACTCGTTTTACAATCTCCCATTATAATAATAAAGTATCTCTATATTTAATAGTTAAAAAGATTATTTATTATTTATTTCAATATATTTTCAAGATACTTACTACAATAATCAATAAAATAATATTAAATATGTATGTTCCTCCCAAAGTAGTCGTAGATATATTATTGGCTATCGTCAAAATTTCTTCTTCATTCTCGTAATCCTCTTTGTTATCTTTCCTATCTATATAATCGCGAAACAAATACTTGGCATCCTTACTTACATTCTTAAAGGTCTTGTCATCATCATTGATTTTGTTATTGATGCTTTTGATAATATTCATTAAATAATTGCTATTATTGTTATTCGATGATATGCTAACATATTTGGTTTCTAAATAATTATAAATATATGTTAGGTTTTTATATCTTTCGTCAGTTATAAGTAATTTAGTGGCTCCAGTAGTTTTAAAAGTATCATCAATGTCGTATGTATCATTATACAAGGTATCTGAAATCAACTTGTATAAATTATATGTCTTCTTTTCATATATATTTTTTTTATCATTATCTGTGGTTGCTCCTGTTAATGCATTGTATTCAATGCGATTATAATTGATATGTCCAAGAATTAATAGATACTTGGCAATTATTTTTATTAAATTTTTATTTTGCTTCATCTCTATATCAGATGCTTGGCTCAATAGGTCTTCGTCGTTATTATCTAATATTTTAGTGGTATCCGCAGGAAATCCAAGTTCCTTCACTATAACATCAAATTCATCTTTTTCATCTTGACGTAAATCCTTAGTAAATTCGTCTCGTTCGCTTGTGTTATTTAATTTTAATACAAACTTATAAGGTATTATCTTGTTATTGTATTTATAAAAAGAGAATTTATTATAGGAACTTATGTTAATCCCTTTCTGCTTATTTTCGGCATCATTATAGTATGCCAAATTACTATTAAACTTGCTTTCATCAAACAAATTAAAACATTTTTTAATAATATAATATATCTGCTTTACATTACTTTGGTTAATAATAGTAGTTTTAAAGTATGTGTCAATCCCTGTAGTATCAGTAGGTTGTAATGGGGTAGGGTCTGCAAACAAACCTCCAAAGACCTTGTATAATTTATCAGCATTTGCGGGATTGTATTTTTTATCATATATATCCTTAAAAGTTCCCTTATAATAATCTCGGAACCCATTCTCATCGCTTAAATTACCGCTATTTATATTTGTAAATTGTAATCTGCTTGATTTTATTTTGGGAATATTATAGTAATCATCTTTGCTATTGATTGCTTCTGATGGTGTATCAGCAGTTTTTAATAATTTGGTTTTAAGCTCTTCTATATTAGTTAATATTTTTGATAAGTCATTTTCAACCTTTTTTGCTAATTCAAGTGCTTCTTTATCTTTCTCTTGAGTAGGTGTGGTCAATTCAATATTGATTTTTACTGATGGTGTAGAAGTATTTAATTTTGCAATAATAATATCAATACTACCAGCGATTTTTGTTTTATCAGCATCTATTGCAGCATCAACGATTTCATTAATAGATGTTTTTATTTTATCCAAAAATTTGCCTGTAGTTGTAAGGTCAATTATATTTTGTTTAGTAGTAGCACGATTTGCGGTGTTTTCTGCTGATTTAGCAGTTTTTTCAGGTTCTGTTTTATCATAAAAAGCAGATAATCCTGTTATTAATTTAATCATCTGACGCATCATTGTTTGTGTTTCAGTGGTAGCCTGAATGGCTTCATAAACCTTATTTATTTTCGCATCATCATTCAATTTAATATTACCATTTAATAATGAATAGAAAACGTTGGTAATAATATAATTTCGCAAGTAGTTTTTATTACCATTTACGATTTTGTTATCATATAATCGTATATATGGCGTAGTAATATTATTCAATTTATTCAAAGACCTCTTATAACTGCTATCTAAGCATTTATATACCACGTATTTATTGAACCAAGTATTAAAGCTGACGAAGGATATTATAAACAAAATCAAAATTGCCAGCATAAATAATGGTAATATATTTTTAAATATTTCGGTATCTGATGTAATTGATAGTGATTTTAATACCAAGTCTATCAATAATAGAACAACTATAGATACGATAATTAGCATTAAAATCTTAAACAGGTTTGGTCGCCATCCACCAAATAAAAACGTAGGTGTAAAGTAATCATATCTATGTAAGAATTGAGGTATTATAATAAACCAATTGTTCCCTATTTCATTCATATCCCAATATTTTTCATAAAATAAATTGGGGTTATCATATGATATGTCTGCGGTATATACATAGTCAGTATTCTTTGTATTCGCATTGGTGCTATGCTCGCCTCCATCATAAGTTATAGGCAGGTTTATTTCTTTGTCGAATATTAAAGATAACTCATAAATATCAGCATCGGCTTCTGTAGTTTCATCATCTTTTTTAATATTATTAACATTTTCTTTAATATCCTTCTTTAATTTCTTAATATAATCTGCTACTGAACCAGTATCATTCGATAGAGATTTAGAATAAATTTTAGATAGTTCTTTAAATGCTATTAATATTTTCATATAATATGCGATAGTTTGTTTAGTTGTTTTATTATATTTGCCATCTTTAATTAATTCTTTTAAATCTACTATCTCGTCTTTTAAGTCATCACCTATGTACGTTAACTTGTCTACTGACATATCTGAATTATTAACATAATTGTTAATCGATTTTTTGATAGACCATAATAATGACTTGGTTTTCAGCATTGGCTTCGTATTACTGCGAAAGGTCATTACAATGTTCATCAAATTTAATAATACTATAATTGATATAACATAGCATATATATGTATTGTAGTTCTTGATGTCGGTATTTACATAATTAATTAGAATACCTGCTATAAAAGCCAGAGATACACCAATAATTATCCCTAATAATTGAGGTGTATCTTTGAAATAATTTAAGTATCCTGCATCATCGTTAGGAACATATCTATAAATTATTATCGTAAGTAATATTATTAATAAGAAAATATTAAGAGCATAATATCGTTTATTACCACCACCTTGTTTATCAAATAATATGTAATGATAATATATAAATACTAATATAGAGATTATGAAGACGAATATAGTGTAGGTCTTTGAATTAAATACATCATTAGGCATTCGTAGGTTATAACTATTCTTAGCGATTTGATACCTGTCTGTCTCGGCTTCGCAATAAATATTATTACATTTTTGCTCCATTACTATTTTTGACAAATCCTTTATATAGTTAAAATTGAAGATAAACATTGATATGTTTCTCATCTCATTTAGATATATTATAATCATCATTATAAAAATTGTAAGATTTATAGTAGAAGCAATCATAATTTATAATTTTTACTTTAAACCTTACAAAGAAAAAAAGATATTCTAAGATATTCTATGTATCTATGTATATGTATCCTATGTGTATCCTATATGCGTGTATATGCGTGTATATGTATGTATGGGCAAGTCTATTATTGCAAAGTATTATAAACATTATACACTGATATGCTAAATATAATTGCTATTATTATTACAAATAATAGATATATATAGTTCCCTTGCAGAGATATTGAAAGTATATATAATGGAACTATTAAAAATACTATATATACGTAAATAAATCGGAAGATATCCTCCACTTTATTTTTGATTTTATTCTTTGCCTCGTCGCTATTATAGTATTCGATTTTTTCAATATTCTTCAAGGTTATCTTGTAATTATTATTGTTTTCATATATAATCGTCTTGTCGCTATTGTATATATCGAGAAGTTCGCCTACAACTGCGCTGTTATGTATGGTAGTATATGCGATATCATTGATTTTATATTTAGAATACTTTTTAATTACATCAGTTATAGCAGCGCTATCTGTTTTATTCTCTTTTAAAAGGATATCAAATTCCTTCATTAACATTATATATTCGTATGTATCGGTATCAGCATATAACTCTGTTAATTTCTTTAATAGTATAGAGAAGAAGATTATGAATAGCAATATATATACAAATAAACTATAAATGTAATACCTGAAACAATCTGCGTTGCATTCATTTAAGCACCTTTTTAGTTCAGTAAAAGTATCAAAATATACAAGAATATATATTTGACTTGCAAAGAATATCATTAGGAATATAAAGAGAGGCATAGACATATTCAAATAATAGTTGTATATTTTCATAATATTACTTATATATTCGTTATTTACCATAATGATGCTGATATCACGATTTAAATCGAGGTAGTCCTTAGTATTCGCATTAGCCGCGCTTACACCGCTTACACCGCTTACGCTGCTTACGCTGCCCTTATACTTGTAAAAGAAGTTAGATAAATTGTCGACATCGTATATATACGTCGACATATTCCACATATACGAATTCTTAACATCTAATTCATTTATCAAACTGATATCATTATTCAAACAATACTTGTTAAAGGTTTCTATCTTATCATATAAATCGCTATTATATTTCAATTCTATTATCGGTATCATAGATAATAGTATTAATAATAGTAATAATATTATAAATATCTCCAATATAGCATTTTGAAGCATTTATAATATTATTAAATTTATTAAATCTAATTATATAAAGGATATTAATATTCTTTTTTATCATTGTTATAATACATAAATTTAGAAGGTGTTGAGAAGTCCATTTCGTCGTCCTCGCTTTTCCCTTTGCCTATATTTCGAAGTCGTTTTAAAGCAAGGTTATTTCCCGACGCAACTCCTGCAGTTAGATTGAATAGGCTGCCAAATCCTGAAGTGAATTTGCAATAAAATTCATTGCATTTTGCTGGAGGGAACTGCTTATATATTATACCAGTTAATTCGGGAAACTCATAATTTCTAATAGCCATTAAATATATTTAATATATATAAATATAATTATAAAAATAAATTGTATCTTCCACTACTTCGATACGCACCCTTTCAATTTATTTAGGTGTGCTTGCATTTCTATATCATAGGAGTCGCATATAATCCTTATATTTGCCCATTTATTTTCTGGATTTGAAAGGTCTATATTCTCTTCGTCGCCGTTATCATCAGTATCTGCATTCTTCGCATCTTTAACATCCTTAAAATCCTTTACTTCTATATTCCATAAATCAAACAAGGTATCAAGAACATTCTCATTGTTCTTCTTAAATACTATTTCGATGTCTTCTACTGAGATATTACATGGTGCCTGCTTAATAACTTCGTCCATACCTTATTCACCCTTATATATACCATAATAATATATTATTTATATATATTTATATTCATTGATATCATATATTCACATATATATCAACATATTTATATATCAACATATCTATATATCAACATATTTATTTTTATTATACTTGTAATAATTCTCAGCGATTTCATAAGCAATCTTTTCATATGGGTGTTCAGATGAGTAATTTTTATGAATAACATCATTAATACTATTAGGGTTATTATTTCGATACAAGCAAACCATCACATTGGCATCCGTAGCAATACCCTTCTTGGTATTATCAGGTGCATAATATATCTTGCTATTTGTGTCAGGATTTGAACGGATATATTTAGCAGATTTATATGCTTTTTTATCTATCTCAAGTAATCCCATATCCTTTATTATATTTTCAAAAAGAACCGAGTTATACCTTTGATATATGTGAATTTTCTCGTGTATCAAAGTATTTGTTAAGTTCAACTCGTCATATTTTAAAACATTTTTAGATACGAATATTATGTTTTCTCGTGTATGCGGCAATCCTTCTTCATATTCCTTTATTGTATCATTGAAATGGTTCGCATAAGTATTCGCAAATACCCATTTAATACCTGCTATATCATTGCCATTTATATGATTAGCATATTCTAATTCCTTGAATTGCCCCATTTTGAAATAATTATCGGCTTTATCCGCGCATTTCCCTAATAACTCTTTCTCTGCAGTAGTGAAAGTTATAGCAGTATCCTCAATATTATTGAGATAGTCAATATATGTTTTTGCGTGTCGAGCGTGCAAGTCCAACTCAGACATATTGCGAACATATCCGTCGCTATCATTCCTTAAAAATTCTGCGGTTTCCTTGAACGTCATAAATTTAATGCGTCCTCCATCTTTATTCTCGTAATTATCAGTTATAGACAATGAAGATGTAGGATATGTAGGAGATATCGGAGATGTATATCCATAATATGCTAAGTATGCTAATGCAGATGCCACGAAGACCAAAAGAATAGTTAAGAATATTAGCAAATAGAACATAGCAGTCCTTTATTATAATTATAATAGTTTTTTATTTTTATGAAGTTTCTCATTATATTGTCTTGATAGCAGCAGTCTTTATTGTCTTCCCTTGCTTTCCTTTATTTGCATCTTTTTTGTAGCAGAATAAATCTTTTTTCACTTCAGAAACAACATTGCCATTTGGGTTTGTTTCAATATTTCTACATATTCCTTTGCTCTTGTATTTAGAACTATTTATAAAGGAGGTTCTCTCAATAGTGTTGCTAACATATATTACATTATTTGCATATCTAGGGATTTGATACTTAACTATTCTTGATTTAATCAACATTGTATGATGCGTTTTTGGCACAGATAAAGAATTTTGTCTGCGAACTGGAGGTTTATCTTGTTTCAAATCAAGTATATTACTTGGTGCCGATAATGGACGCGCCTTTATATCTCCAGTAGTATATCCTTTTTCTCTCTTGTCCGTAATGATTTGCTTATAGGATACGTTAATATGCCCTCCTAGTATTTCTATACACACATACCCATAGGAGTTTAACGCATATGCAGTGATTGTATATTCGTTATCACTAACAATAGTAGGTTTTTTTACGAATTCACCAGTAATTAAGTCAGGGTCTGCTCCTCCTGTTCCCGCAGTAATCTGGTGTAATACCTTGCCTTTATGCTCAATCTTCATAATGCTAAAGTTGTGCGTATCTGCGCATAAATATATAATATTATTATCAACTAAAATATCATATAATTTGGCTATTAAACCTCTATATTCTAATTTCTTCTTATCAATATCGTGCATCGCTATCTTATCCTTTTTAAACGAAAATAAAGGTATGTGTCCCATCACAAAAATCTGTTCGCTGCTTGCGCTACCGCTACCACCGCTACCGCTTTTTCTTTGCTCTCCCTTTACCTCCTCTATTTTTCTCCTAACATCTTCTAAGTAGCGGTATCCATCTTGAAGAATATCATCTAATTTATTGGTATTTATTATAATAATTATATTATCCTTGTTATACCGAACACCTATATTATCAACGTATATATAGATACCATACTCGGAACACAACCTGTCTTCTTTTAATTCTTCTCTCTTCGCCAGTAATAATTCTAATGTTGGGACGCTGATGACTTTCTCTGCCGCTTTAATTTGCTGCAGATAATACTTTTGCGTGTTGATACTACAATCTTTCTTTAATAGGTCTGTAGTTGTATCAGAGACTACGTCGTGATTTCCAACTGCTATATAGATTTCCTTGCTCATACCATATAATTTTTCATAACCTGTGCGCAATATTTCAGTAAAATAAAGTTTGAAATCTTTCTTATTTATCTTCTTCTTATTGGAATACCAATTATCGCCTGCAAGATATATGTGCTTTATAGCGGTCTCATTGATAGCGATGTTATCTAACACAATATTGCGATATATATATTCATTCTTGCAGTTTATATTATTCCAGCAGCCAAAGAATATAAATTTACTGCAATCCGTAGCAGAACTAATAGCATTATTACATTCAGTCTCCATAGTATATAGTAGTTTGCAGAAAATACACTTAATAAATACAATAGAAAAATATTTATAAATACAAGGAATGCAATACGTCCTTTCGAATAGTAAGGTTTTTACCACAATATTTGTCGTAAAATGGAATATTTAACTCATATGGTATATTGACTATCACGTTATCAATCGGCACATATATCATCATATTAATCCACGAAATGATATTATTAATCGCGCGCTTCAGATTGCGTACTCCTTCTTCCTCCTCGATGTTATTTATAATATGCATTAATACGTCGTCGCTAAATAGTATATCTCCCTTTTTAAGGTTGTATTGCTTCAATATTTCAGGTATTATATAGTCCCGCGCTAACACTATCTTTTCTTGATTGTTGTATCCTTTGACATTTATCACAATCATCCTATCTTTTAATATAGGGTTTATTAGCGTCTCGTCGTTGAATGTGAAAACAATCATAGACCGCGAGATGTCTAAATCAATTTCTTCAAAGTATCTGTCTGTAAATCTATCGTTCTGCACTGGGTCTGTTATGTGAATTAAAGTATTTATAATTTCCTGCCCCTTGTATGTATCCGATACCTTGTCTAATTCGTCGAATAATAATAGCGGGTTCATAATGCCTGTTTTAATTAGCGATTCGCATATCTTCCCATAAGTGGCTCCTTCGTAAGTGTAAGAGTGTCCGCGCAGAAATGCGGAGTCGTCAGTCCCGCTCAATGATATAAATGCACTCGGATAGTTAAGCGCATTGCAGATGCCCTCTTTTATTAATTTTGTTTTGCCAATTCCTGCAGCACCTTGTATTCCAATGATATACCCATATGCCTTAGGGAATGATATTAGTTGCGCTAATACCCTTATTATCTGCTCTTTCGCTTCCTTGTGTCCATAAATTTGGTCATTCATCCTCTCGCGTATATTACTTAGAAACGAGCATATCTTCTCATTGCCGTCTGTATTACTTACTGGTATGTTATAGTATTTATTAAAAGGCACCTCGTTTAATACATTTAGCCAATTATTTATCTTGTGATATTCGCCAGAAGTCGAAGACATCCTGCTCAAACATTCCAATTTAAATATTATGCTTCTCTTCGTCCTCTCATTAATATTCAAATCTAATATCTTAAACCGCATAGGAACTGCTAAGCAACTACTTTTATTCGCCGTTAATTGCTCTTCCTTTATTTTGACATCATCCTTTTCTTTCTCTGATAATGCATCAAAATACTTCTTCTCGTCGCTATTATATTTCTTATAAAAGTTGTATTTAGTCTTCTTTATAATGTTGCTATTTTGCGACAGCCTTTTTAATATTAAAAATACCTTGTCTTTTTTATTTGCAGATTGCTCATCCGATTGTTCATCGTATTTATTAAAATAGCCTCCTGCAGGAACATCGCTGATTTCTTCGCTTTCCTCACTTTCTTCTTCTTCATAGTCGTCGTCTTCGTCTTCATCATAGTAGTCGTCTTCGTCTTCGTTGTCATAGTAGTCGTCTTTCTTATCATCCTTGTCCTTATCGTCTTTCTTAGCATCCGCCTTATCGGCTGCCTTATCGTCTTTTTTAGTTTTAGTAGTCATTAAAGATATATACCTTATAATTTTTTATATAATTTATAAAAATAATTAAATGAATATAGGAAACTTAGAAACTCTCAGAAGATTGTGGACCCCAATATATATTTTTATGTATAGTTCTTACTCGTCTGTTTGAATTTATTATGTAATATGAACCGATTACTATGAATATGATAATGGCTATGAATATCATCAATGATAGATACTTCTCATTATCAATATAATTGATATATATATTATATAAACCAATGAATATGATTGAAGATATTAGAAGTGTTAATATATATAATTTATTGTTCTCTAGCTCATATTTTAAGGTGTCCATATTGGTATTACCTTGCGATTTGTTGAAGTCCAATATCTTGTCCAAATAAGTCTTATTTTCGATGTCTGCGTTAATAACCGAAGTAATCTCCTTGTAAAAATCGTGACTATCAGAAGTAGGCAATTTTATCATTATTGTTTCGAAGTATCTTATAAATTGCGCATTAAGCTTGTCTATTTCTGTTTTTAATACGCCGACCTTCTTATTATTACGTTCTGTAATATCACCGCTAGTATTCTTCAATATTGTAATATTCGTACTATCAACTGCGAAAGTTTCTATATAAGTTATATTCGACATAAAATATATGATAAATAATAATATTATAATTCCCAAGCAAGCAAGCGAGATACTTTTAACAAGCGGCTTATCTATTTTAAAGACATTGATACCGATTAATACCACTATTATAGTGCAAATTAATATGTTGTATGTTAATATTTGACGGCTCAGGAACACATTCTTATTATATTGGGTTTCATATAGGTTCTTTTGATTATTTACTCTGTTTGTATTCAAACTAATATTTGCATTTAATTCATCTATGGCTTTCTTATTATTAACATATTTATTCTTTAAAGAATTTATATCCTTTCTTTTAATTTCAAGAAATTCACCATTTGCACTTAGGTTTTCTGAGGTTTTTTTAATTTCAGTATATGTATTTCCATCATATTTATAAAATAAACCAACATATTCCTTCTTTAAATCTTTTACAAAAACTGCATTGATTTCAATCCCAAAATACTCAACACTATTTGATGTAAATGTAGTAATATTCAAAATATCATAATATTTTTTATTTTGTTTATCATATATACTACAATCGTTTACTAAATCATTAAGATTGCTATAATTTATTAGTTTTTTATAAATTTCTGTATTACTTGCTGCTATCATAATAAGAACATTATCTTTATCACTAGCCATTATGTTTGCGGTAGTTCCTGAAGTTAATATTACAAAACTGGCTTCTGATGCAGGGTCATCAGCATTCCTAATGCTAGTAGTTAAAGCAACAATTTTAGTTTCAATATCATTAAAAACATCCTTAAATCTATCTATATTTTCTATTTGTGTCTTTGTAGTGTTATGGTATGCTAATGGAACAATGGTTGCTTTGAATGTAGGTTTAACATCATCAGGAACATTTGATAGTATTGTAGAACTATTTATTAGTTCATTAAGTTTGTTTTGTGCATTATTTAGTTTTAACTCTGCTAATTTTTTTTCTACTAGTATATCAATATAGAATAATGCATTCGTTCTAGCCGTATCTTGAGATGTTGATGCTGCTCCACCAGCTACAGGATGTGTTGCTATTTTAGCGGTAGTTTTTATTGCCGATGTATCTGTAATTATAACACCACTTGATAAAAAGTTAGCACTATTAATACTAGTTTCCGCAAGCGTTCTCTGCGCAGCAGTCAATCCCGTGACATTCCCAGCAGTTGTGCCTGCTGAAGGATAATTAGATAATTTAGCATTTGCAGTAGCTAGTTCTCCTTCAGCAGTATTTTTAGCAGTTTGTGCATCTGCGGTTTGTTTAGCTATAGATCCTGTTGTTCCAGTCTTCAAGTTTTCAGTTTTATATTTTGGGTCTCCGCTTGTTGTGATATTGGCAGTGGCAGGCGTTGATGTAAAACCTGTGCCATTATTTGTAATAGTAACTGCAGTCCCTACATTTATAGAACCATTTGTTGTATCGTAAGAAATTGTTCCAGCAAAACCTGAACCACCTCCACCAGTCATAGTTACATTAGTTGGATTAGCTAGATGAGTAGGTATGTTATTTTGAAAACCTTCACCTTTAGTATCAACCTCTACTCCTGTTACCGAAATTTCATTTCCTGTATTATATATATCAATACGCTTTGGATAATTTCCTGTATCAGAAACATCTGCATACATAACATTTGATACATTTATAATTAAGGTAGCATATAATTGCACAAATTTATAATAATAATAAAGACCATATACACTTTGCTTGCGATATTTTGGGTCAATATTAAATAGACATTTTAATAATAAAGATACCACATTCTTATTTCTTCCATCTCTTGTTAAGCCAGACTTATTGATTGTTATCGTTTTATCGTAAAAATGCATCGCATAATCTTTTTTAGCAAGAACTAAACCTTTTAGAGGGGTCATCGCACTATCAGATGGATCAAAAATTTGCGTTGTTATTTTATCACAATTATCGGATACGCTATAGTTGCCGTCAATAACTTTTTTATCAAATATATTATCATAATTTGCAGTAGTAAGCCCAGTGTAAAAACTTTGTATGGATAGATATAATACATTCTTTGGAGTTGCATTTGCACTTGTTTTTGTATTTCTTATATATCCAACATTTTTATACTTATTAATATCTGGAACTGCGGCTGCGGCTGCGGCTCCAGAAACATAAAATCTTGTCCCTGACGATACGATTTCAATTTTCTCTATATCTATTTCATCAAAATAGTCCGTTTTTATTGTAGCAATATCTTTATCTATACAATGTTTATATGCTTCTAAAATATCAACAAAAACATTCAATATCTTTAATGTATCAATAATATTATCTCTTACATCATTGTTAAAAGAATAAGTAGCAGTAGAGCCATTTACAGACCTATTAACAAATTCTAAATTAGT